TGATTTTAACTAAAACATGGCACCCAAACGGGTGCTTTTTTATTGCCACGATCTGGAGGTTGGCATGTCGGAACAATCAGTAATTGAAGCAAGCGCAGCAACGCTTACAAGCAAAGTCACAGTTACCAGCGGGAGTGCTTCATTTTTGGGATTTGTAGCAAAAGTAGATGTAATCGCGTGGGGTGGTTTAGCTATTGCAGCACTCGGCTTGCTTATTCAGCTTTACTTTGCGATTGCCAAAAATAAACGTGAAAAAAGAGATGCTGAGTTACGCGAGATCGAGCATAAACAGCGTATGGCAAATTTGAGAGGGGAATGTCGTGTCAACCAAGACTAAGTACTTCATCATTGGATCTATAGTAGCCGCCAGTTTAGGCGGTTTTTGTATATCTGATGTTAGTGAAGAGCAGGTAAGTGCTACGGCACAAAAGGAAGGTTTTACACCCAAACCTATTATCCCAGTGAAGGGCGATGTTCCGACTACTGGCCACGGTACTACAGTCTACTGCAACGGAAAAATAGTAACATTGAAAGATCCGGCTATTTCAAAAGAAAAGGCACTTCAAGAACTGAAATGCCATATTTCTAAGAACGCACCGGCATTTAATGCAACTTTGAAAAATATCAAAGTCTCTCAAGTCGAATATGATTTATATAACGACTTCGTATATCAATACGGCATTAGCGCCTGGAAAGGCTCATCAATGCTTCGTAATCTCAAGGCGGGACAGTATGTGGCTGCATGTAAGTCCTTATTGAAATGGAAGTACGTTGCAAAGCGTGATTGTTCGATCCGAAGCAACGGTTGCTATGGAGTCTGGACGCGACAACTGGAAAGACACAGCAAATGTTTGGGGGCCAACTCATGATCTGGTTATCAATACTGAGCGCGATAAAGCGCTTTTTTTACGTCTGTGTGAAATGGATTCTGGAAAACAAGCGCTGGACGTTAATCATCATTTTGCTGATTTGCTGCCTTTTCCAATCATGCCAAGTGAACAATCAAGCTGGCCAGATCAAAACTCTGAAGCAACAACACGCTGACTATATCACTCAACAGGAACTTGCAACTGAAAAAGCCAAAGTTCAAGCTGCTCAACAAGAACGAAGGTGGGCAAAGCAAATCACTCAAGTGGAGCAAAATTATCATGCCAAAATTAAACAAATTCAGTCTGATGCTGATTCTGCTCGTTCCAGTGCTGACAGCTTGTCAAAGCAACTCAGCATTGCAAAGCAACGTGTGTCCACAGCTTCCAGAGAAACCATCATTGAGTACAGCAATACCGGAAGTGACGTACTCGAAAGCTGCATCACAGAATATCGAGCAGTGGCACAAAAAGCTGATGAGCACGCGGCTTCTCAAAGAAGATTAGAAGATATGTGGCCTACTAAAGCTCCTTAGAGCTTTAGTAGGCATTTTAGAGATTAATTAGGATTAGTCTTGGGAGTGTTATGATCAGGTTGCACTCCTTTATCCTTTTGCTCGGAAGCAGGTGGAACAGTAGTTTGAGGGGGGATTTTTGGGGGACTCTGTTCATTTGTTTTTTCATTTGTCTGCAATAATACTGAATTTTCTTTATCAGAATCTGCTTTATGTGAAAAAGAATTAAATCCCTTGTTTGAATTTGCCATAGCTATATTTTCTTTTTTAAATAATTAAGGAGAAAATATAATAATTGAAATTACTATTTACACTTGGGTTAATTTAGAAGTGAAATGTTTTAAATTGTTCTAAATTCAATTTATTTAAATCATTATATTTCATAATTTATTTATAGATTAATTCAACCTAATGTATTTGTTAGTTATTTAAATTTTCTTGAAATTTTATTTTGTAAATAGTTGGTACATAAAATATTTAACTTACATTATTCTCAATAAAAAGGTATCTATTTAATATAATAAGGACTATTGTGACTCTGTGATAGATAATTATCTACACCTCATAATATAGGATAGACTCTCATGTCTCAAGATAAAGCATTGTCATATCAAGAAAATTTAATAAAACAACAGCGACAGCAACAGGATGGTAGAGAATTTGAACCACGCCATGATTTGCCAGATGAAAACGCTGTTGAGCAAAAAGAAGTAAAGGAAGAAAAGAAAAAGTAAGATGAACACAAAGTACAGTATTGATGAATATGTGCTTAAGTTTTAATAATAACCAAGAATAGCTTTATAGCTATTCTTGGTTTATAGGTGAATATTTGAAAATATTATTAATCCTTTTTTCTTGTATATTAATACCATTTTTTATAATAACTATATTTAAATTTAGTGAAAGAGTATGGTTGGAAATACCCGAAAAAACAATACGTGTAGTAGGAAAAATATTGAGTGAAAATAAAAATTCCTTTGAGCATGAGATTGTAGTCACTCTTTATCAAGAAGAATTACTAATTTTAGTTGGTGAAAAATCAGAAGAAAATTTTAAAGTTTTTAAAAGTGCAGTTTTATGGTTGGAAATTGAGTCAAATAAAATTGTTGTCTATATTGATACTTTGAAAGTTGGTTATTTAAATAAAATTAATGCTTTTCAGTATAGTAAATTTCTCATGACAAAAAACTTTATGCCTGATGATGCATTTGAAGTTGATGCTGTGATCATCGGATCTATGATAGACCCGATTCTGAATATCAGTACTTGGCTTGTTAAGTTAGATATACCAAATGACATGCAAAAATTTAGGTTCAATCAATACTGAATCGAAATTTGCAGGTAGATCAAGATCTAACTTACGTTTAGACAATTTATCTTGCATGTGATGCGGCGATATTTTATCTATTCCTAGTTTGCACATATATTTGAAAAAGATTGAAGTAGTTATCAAGAATATCTAACTTTACTTTTCTTTGTCAGAATCTTAATAATCTTAAAAAACTTATTGTCTAACTTGATCTTCTGATCAATTGTTGCATTGTCAAGCTGACTCCATAACTCAAAGGGGAAAAATTCTGAATTGTGGTGATATACCCATAACCACTGATATGAATTGGTACTTGTACCTTCATCAAAAAGAACATCTTGAACCTTGACAATCTTGTACTTCTGGTGATGTTCATCTTGAAGAATAACTTCATGATTCTCCATTGGACATCCATGATTTAACTAAACAACTATCTTACTAGATTAAACGACTCATAGCTAATTTATTAAGTAGCCTTGAAACCTCTGAGATTATATAAGCTGATACTAAGACATATCAAGTCTAATAAAATTGAATGTCGAGTTCTCTCAATGCAATGGATTAGGTGCTTTACAGGTTGAAACAATTCTACTCAAATGTCAGAATATGTTATTGAAACCTATCATTGAGTCATCGTTATGAGCTTAATAGGCTTAATGTATGCAAGCAAAACACGTAGTGAACACAGTCAGATTAAACAGGATTTGATGGATATTCTTACAGAAGCTGTCAATTTTAATTCACGTCATGACATTACAGGGGTGCTTTACTATGGTAATGGGTACTTCTTACAATATCTTGAAGGCGAAAAAAATCAGGTCGAGATATTATTTCATAGTATGATCTTGAAGGATCAGCGACACAAAAATTGTGAAGTTATTTTCTTGGAGTCTTCTGAAGAGAGATTATTTGAGCGTTGGAGCATGAAGTTCGCCCCAATTAACTCTCAGATAAGAGATTTTTTCCAAAAATATCATGTTGATGAATTCAATCCATATTTGTTATCTACTGAATTAATCCCTTCATTTATTCGAATACTTATAGATCAACCGCATCAAAAAGTAGATGAATCTCAAGAATCCAATCAACAATCCGATAGGAATTAAAGCTTACAATAAAAAAAGATCCTTGTTTAAGATTTCTTAATAAATTGATCTTCTAAGATAACCAATAAAATCAGAAAATTTAACTTTCCTGGCTATCGAAAAGATTAGCCCAGTCTTACAATATTTTTCTGGGGTCATCCAGATAATGAAATTGATGATACGTGCCACGGACGGTATTTTTTCTATATTAAAAGTCTATAGCTCAACCTAATCGTGAACATACATGATCATTGATTAGTTCATAAGCTTTGATACCTAAAACTTTAAAAAATACTAATCATCATAGTTGTTTTCTACTCATGAACACTTCTTGCCATATTTAATCCAAAATAATGCAGCATTTAAGCTGCATTAAGCATTTTAGCAATTTCAGATGCTGTTGGATTGTAATACGTGTTGACCAATACGCTGATTGTTTTGTGGCCTGTAATTTTGGCCAGAATTTCGACTGGCAATTTATACTGATGTACAAAGCGTGTAATAGATTCATGCCGCGTATCGTGAAAATGTACTTCACCGGCCAAACCTACACGTCTGAGATTACGCTCCCAGATTAAGCGAAAAGAATTAGAACTATGTGGAACCATACGATTATCATCTTCATTGGACGGTAGTAAGGAAATCAAGTCTTGTGCGCGCGTTGTTAAAGGCACGTCGCGATTGGTACCGTTCTTTGTGTCATAGAGTTTGATAAATTCGCCAAAGATATGTTGCTTCTTAACACTTAAAATTTCTCCTTTACGCATAGCAGTTTCAAGAGCAAACAGAAAAGCCCAAGCCACATAATGACGTGGCTGTGTCGGGATCTTGCCCCAGTGATAATCCAAGCCTTTAAGAATCTTTTCTTCTTCTAGCTTAGAAATGCGCTTATGACGCGGAGGAGGAGCTGCCGGTTTGGTGATTTCCTTAAAAGGATTTTCTTTTGTCAAGAATAATTCTTTGCGAGCATAATCAAAAACAGCGCTATACATCGCCATTTCACGAATAACAGTAGCGCCTTGAACTTTCTTAAGCCGTTTGTCACGCCATTGTTTTGCCATGGCTGGTGTAATGTCGTGAATGGATTCTTCAGCAACATCACCCCAACTTTTCTTTAACGACTTGAACATTTGGACGATCAAGCGCTCACTTTTCATTTTTCTGCCTTCTTCTTGATAGTACATATCAAAAAGTGCATGGAATGAAATGTGTATTTTTTCTGGTTCGCTTGATAGATCGGGTTGAGATTGTAGTTCTAATAGTTTTTTAGCGGCCCATTGCTCGCATTCTTGGGCAGTGTCGCGTGTAGCAGTATATCTTTTACCGAGGTGTCTAACAGTGATACGCCAGGCGTCGCCGCGTTTAATAGGTTTTTGCATAATACACTCCAAATTTCGTGGTGTCGCAACGGCACCAAAAACAAGAAAAGGGCAAAAGACCTCTACTTTTTTGGTGTCGCTGCGGAAATATAAAGCGTTTTCTAATGCGAAATTTGATTATTTTGAATAACCAAAGCTGACCTATCGACAATAAAAAACAAGCCGAAAAGTCACTTGAACTTTTCAGCTTATTGATTTTAAAGAATAAATTTTGGAGCGGGAAACGAGA